GAATTTAGCACTGTTGGAGATGAGCAGATTGGTGAATTCACTGGTGAATTGCAGGCCGATCCTAATGCTTTTTCTCTGGCTCAAAAGTTGATCTTGAATATGTACAAGATTCAACTTTTCTCTGGTAGTGAAAGCTTGGGAGGAGTGAGAGGAATGTTTGTCAAAGGACGTATGTTCTTGACTGTTCGTCATCTTCGCTTTTTGCTTGAGAAATCGACTCACATTGTGCTTTCCAATGCTTCCAATCCTAGTGGTTTCAAGATCCCGGTTGATCAACTGAAATACTATGATATTGTTGGAGCTGATGGAGAACTCAAGGATCAGATGCTCATTCAGTGTCCTTCTATTGTGAGGCAACATGCTAATGTGCTTGACAGCTTTTCAGATAGTGCCGAATTGTGTAGATTCAAATATGCAAAGGCTTGTCTGTTATCGCCGGAGATCACTACGTGTTTGTTGCGTTACGGTCAAGTGGAAGCTGTGGATCAACCTTGGACATATAAGGGAGATCAGACCTATCACATTCGTGCTCACTATCAGTACGCGATGGAAACAACTAAAGGTGACTGTGGATCTCCTTTGATTGTCATTGGAACTCAATATCAGAAGAAAATTCTTGGAATTCACGTAGCTGGTGCCACAGGAGTTGGAATGGCTAGCCCTGTGAATAGGAATGATCTTGTGAAGGTGCTTAATAAAGTTCCTGATGTTTGCCAAATTGGTATGGAACCTGAACAATGGGTTGTTCATCTTGGTTATAAGGTTGAAGGCAATGAGCTTGTGTGTAATTTGCCTCGTCCCGAGGGTGATTTTACTCCCATTGGTAGGTCCTTGTATCCAATAATTGGATCATCAAAGACTCAATTGAGACCTTCCCTGATTCATGATGAAGTCGTTGAGCACTCTACAATTCCTTGCATTTTGGGACCTGTTTTTGTTAATGGACAAAAGATTGATCCCATGATGCAAGGCTTGAAGAAGTGTGCTGAGCCATCTACTGCCTTGAACCAATCATATCTTATGGCCGCTGTCTCCGACGTGCGGATGAATTTTCCGGATGATGTAGAGAGACAAAGAGTTCTTAGCGATTATGAAATGGTTGCTGGCGTAGAAGGTGATGATTTCATGGTTGCCATAGCTCGTTCGACTTCACCTGGATATCCCTTTAGGAAAGAAGCCAAGGGGCCTGGAAAGACTGATTGGCTTGGTTCAGATGAAGAGTATACTCTCCGGTCTGATCTTAAGGAATTGATTGACAAGAGAATTGAGATGGCCAAGAATAATGAGAGGATGCCCACCATTTGGACTGACACCCTGAAGGATGAGCGAAGACCAATCAAGAAGGTTATGTCTGGGAAAACGAGAGTCTTTTCGGCTGGCCCTATGGATTATTGTTTGGCCTTTCGAAAGTATTTTCTTGGATTCGCCGGACATTGCGCCGCTAGACGAAACTTCAATGAAATCTCGGTTGGAACCAATGTTTATTCTCAAGATTGGGATGTCATTGCCAATATTCTTTCCTCTAAGGGGAAAAGAGTTATTGCCGGTGACTTTAGCAATTTTGATGGTACTTTGAATGCCGAGATTTTGTGGTCTATTTGCGACATCATCAACGATTGGTACAATGACGGAGAAGAGAATAAGAGAATTCGAAGAGTGCTCTGGTGTGAGATTGTAAATTCTGTGCATGTGTGTGGATCTACAATCTATCACTGGACTCATTCTCAACCCTCTGGTAATCCTCTCACGGCCATTTTGAACTCAATGTACAATTCCATTGCTTGTCGATATGTTTGGCTCTTGTTAACTGCCAATAGACCTCAAGATAATTCCATGAGATCCTTTCGCAACCACGTAACAATGGTAGCTTATGGAGATGACAACGTTCTGAACATTTCGGACTATGCCACAGAATTTTACAATCAGGTTCTAATGAGTGAGGCTTTTGCAACCTTTGGAATGACTTATACTGATGAGTCCAAG